TGAATGAATGTAGACACTAAGGTAAACTATCCCACGACTAATGGAACTATCATCATTGGCATGAATGTTGCGCTATAGATATTTTGCTCAAAAAAGTGTAAAATTATTAAGACTTATAGGGCATAGCACTAAACATCACTGATACTTATAGTGGGTTCAAATGTCCTTGTAGGCACCCTCTCCCATTCACACACCTTATTAACCTGCTATACCATCATCATCCAGGATGATCATCACTCACAATGATGTGCAACCCGACCATTATCACTAAGAATGATGGGGGCGGGGGCCGGAGCAGCGCGATGCTTTATTATGTAGTTCCCACCCAGATACAAAATAAGCCAAACTGAGCATCATTAGATTAGCTTATGTAGGTATTAGCTCTGCTAATGTTTCACGTGAAACTTAGGTTTATGAATGAGTTTCAACTTCCTGTTATGCAAGATGAATGTTTTTCATAGTGATGAGGTCTATATGGATGAAGAGGATTTCTTTGCGATGTCAGCTTCTATGCGGAGTATTGCTTCTTCTTTAGAGCGGATAGCTGACTCTTTTGATGACTTGTTGAATGAATTTCAAGAAGAACAGGAAGAAGATGAGTAATATTCATGTACTTGCAATGGTTAATCTTGGTAGGATGGGCCGTGAGGCAGGGTTTTAAGGTGCCTTGCTTTGGTACTCCATTTCCCACCCTCTTCGGGGGGTGGTTTTAAGAGATTTCTATGGATGAAAAGCTAAAAGCTCAGGTTGCCGAACGTAAAGAGTTCAATCTTGAGAAAAGAAAGCGTGGTAGACCCAAGCAATCAGAAGTAAAAGCCAAGAAGCGAGGTAATCGTAATGCAGTAGGTCGTCCCAAGGGTGATGCTGCTATTATCAATGATTACAAATCCCGTATGCTGGCTTCCCCCAAGTCCAAGCTAGTCCTACAGAGTATTTTTGATGCTGCGCTCAATGATGAACACAAACATCAAGCCGCTGCCTGGAAGATGTTGATTGATCGACTAGCCCCTATTGCTGCATTTGAGAAGGATGTTGCTAAAGATGGAGGTAGAAGCGCCATTCAGATCAATATCGTAGGTGTTAATCAAGTCGATGTCCCTGACCAACCTGTTATTGAGGGAGAGTTTAATGATTAATTGGCTCAAGAATCTTTTTAAGAAGAAGCCTAAGAAGAGAGCTAGGGATTCCAAAGGTAGATTTCTAAAAGACGACCCTAAAACGAAGAAAAATGAAGCCTATGACTAATTTTGAGCAGTTATACTTTTTCAAAGCTGATGTTGTCTCTGTTTATGATGGCGATACTATTACTTGTCAGATCAGATTGCCCTTTAACCTATCGAAAAGAAGTTCCATTCGTGTGGCTTCTATTGATACCCCAGAGATTCGTACCCGAAATAAGGTTGAAAAAGCTATGGGTTATCAGGCAAAGGATCGAATGGTTGAGTTATGCGGAAGTCAGGTCTGGTTAGAATCCATTGATGGTGGCAAAGAAGACAAATACGGCAGGGTGTTGGCTAATTTATACACAATAGATGGTGGTGTAGACATTGCTCAAACCCTTATTAGTGAAGGTCTAGGCGTAGAATACCAGGGAAAGAAGAAGGTTCATGTCTGGGGTTGAGGCAAGCAACGGGTGGTTTTAAATAACCAGTTTTGCTTTACAGTAATTGATAATTTCTTATCTGATTACGAGTGTGATTATCTTATTGAGCTTGCTAAAAATGATTTAGTAAGGTCTAAAGGAGGGGCTATACGCTCTGAAACTAAAGTAGTAGACGCTAGAACAAGCTATCAACATTGGTTAAAAAAGGATAGCAATAAAATTGTTTACGAACTAGGACACAGGGTAGCTAGAGAAGTTGGCATACCTTTTACACATGCAGAAGGGTTTCAAGTTCTTAGGTATGAGCTAGGGCAGGAATACAAACCCCATACGGACGCTATGGTTGTTGATTCAGAAGCGCGGAAAAAATCTTGCGCTGGCTGGGGGCAAAGGCTAAAAACTGCTTTATTATACCTTGGCGATGTAGAAGAAGGAGGAGAAACAATATTCCCTAATATGGGAGTGACAGTCCCTGCTAAAAAGGGGAGGATGTTGGTTTTTAAAAACATAGATGAAGACGTTCCTGACATCCCTATGTATGAAAGTCTTCATGGGTCTTTGCCAGTTAAGGCGGGGGTAAAATGGTCGTGCAATATTTGGTTCCGCCAAAGAGATATTTCTTTACGATAAGCCATGTCTGAGACTAAGTTAAACATTGAATTACTCCCTTGGCAGCAAGATGTCTGGGGCGATCCCACCAGATTTAAGATTGTTGCGGCGGGTCGTCGTACAGGCAAATCTCGACTAGCAGCGTGGATGCTTATTGTTAACGCTCTTCAGGCTGATAAAGGCCATGTATTCTATGTTGCACCGACTCAGGGTCAGGCAAGGGATATCATGTGGCAAACTCTCTTAGAGTTGGGCCATCCTGTCATTTCAGGGTCACATATCAACAATCTTCAGATCAAACTCATCAATGGGGCGACTATCAGTCTCAAGGGTGCTGACCGACCAGAGACAATGCGGGGTGTATCCCTCAAGTTCCTGGTGCTGGATGAGTACGCTGACATGAAGCCTGAAGTCTTTGAACAGATTCTCAGACCTGCATTGACTGACCAGAAGGGTTCAGCCATGTTCATTGGAACACCCATTGGTCGCAATCACTTTTATGACCTCTATAAGTATGGCGAGTTAGGTGATGACCTGACTTACAAGACCTGGCATTACACTTCCTATGACAATCCCCTGTTAGACCCTGAAGAAATTGATACCGCTAAGAAGTCAATGTCCTCATATGCGTTCCGACAGGAATTTCTAGCCTCTTTCGAGGCCCGTGGTTCAGAGATGTTCAAGGAAGAGTGGGTTAAGTACGGGACTGAACCTGAAGCGGGTGATTACTACATTGCTATCGACCTTGCTGGTTTTGAAGAGGTGGGTAAAAAGCGTTCTAAGAACTCAAGACTTGATAATACAGCGATTTCTGTCGTGATGGTAACGGACAATGGTGACTGGTATATTAAGGAGATTATTCACGGCAGATGGGATCTTAAAGAAACAGCCCAGAAGATTTTCAATGTTGTTGATAAGTACGATCCTGTCTCTGTAGGTATTGAGCGGGGTATTGCCAAGCAAGCGGTCATGTCGCCGTTAACAGACATGCAGAAGAAATATAACAAATTTTTTAGGGTTGTTGAGCTAACCCACGGCAACCGAAAGAAGACAGACCGTATCATGTGGTCGTTACAGGGCAGATTTGAAAACGGGGTTATTTCATTAGAAAAGGGCGATTGGAATATCCAGTTCCTTGATGAGCTGTTTCAGTTTCCTGATCCGCTCACCCATGATGACTTAGTAGACTCGTTAAGTTATATTGACCAACTAGCCCAGGTTCCATATGGGATCAACGAGTTTGAGTTTGATGAACCAGAGATACTGGACGTTATTGCAGGGTATTAAATTAGCGTATGCGTGGAGCAAGATATGAGTGAGCTATACGAATTAGACCCGCTCTTAGTAGAACAGTCTATTGAATCATGGGTCATTACTAAGTGTGATGACTGGCGGAATAACTACGAATCTAATTATTCTGACCGATTTGAAGAATATTACCGACTCTGGCGTGGTATCTGGGATTCTGCTGACAGCGAAAGAGCTTCAGAGCGTTCAAGGATTATATCTCCTGCCTTACAACAAGCGGTTGAATCCAATGTGGCAGAGCTTGAAGAGGCTACCTTTGGCCGTGGTAAGTGGTTTGATGTCTCAGATAACGTAGGCGACACGGAACCGCAAGATGTCCAATTCCTGAGAAACAAGCTCACTGAAGACTTTGAAGACTGTAAAGTCCGTAAGGCTGTAGCAGAATGCTTAATCAATGCTGCTGTGTTTGGCACAGGCATTGGCGAGCTGGTCATCGAAGAAATGAAAGAGATGATTCCTGCATCAGAGCCTATTATGGGCGGTGAATTACAAGCGGTCGGTGTCAATATACAGGAAAGGGTTAAGGTTAAGTTAAAGCCTGTCATGCCACAGAACTTTCTGATTGACCCTGTTTCAACCTCTATTGAAGATGCTATGGGTGTTGCCATTGATGAATTTGTCAGTCTTCATCAGGTAGAACTACTTCAGGAGCAAGGCGTTTACAGAGATGTTTATATTGGTTTGGCTACTCCAGACACAGACTTAGAGCCAGATCGTGACCTTACTATCTACCATGATGACAAGGTTCGGCTGACTAAATATTACGGTTTAGTTCCAAGGGAGATGCTTGAAGAGGCTTTAGACGAAGAGATAGAAGATCTTTCTGAAGAAGTAGAAGATTCAAAGTACGTTGAAGCTATTGTCGTTATTGCTAATGGCGGTATTCTGTTAAAAGCGGAAGCTAATCCTTATATGATGCAGGATCGACCTGTTATCGCCTTTCCTTGGGATGTTGTCCCAGGCAGGTTCTGGGGTCGAGGCGTATGCGAAAAGGGTTATAATTCTCAGAAAGCCCTTGATACTGAGTTAAGAGCCAGAATTGATGCGTTAAGCCTGACTATTCATCCCATGATGGCAATTGATGCCACCCGACTTCCTAGAGGATCAAAGCCTGAAATACGTCCAGGGAAGATAATCCTCACCAGTGGTGATCCCAGAGAAGTCCTACAGCCCTTTAATTTCGGGCAGGTTAACTCAATTACCTTTAACCAGGCAGCGTCCTTGCAGCAGATGGTACAACAGGCTACTGGCGCAGTAGACTCGGCAGGAATTGCGGGGCAGGTAAACGGCGAAGCTACGGCAGCAGGGATTTCAATGTCTCTTGGGGCCATTATCAAGCGGCACAAACGTACCCTGATTAACTTCCAGCAGTCTTTCTTACTACCTTTTGTCAAGAAAGCAGCTTATCGCTACATGCAGTTTGATCCTGAGAACTACCCTGTTGCTGACTACAAGTTTAACGCCAGTAGCACTTTGGGCATTATAGCGAGGGAATACGAGGTCACGCAGTTAGTTCAGTTGCTACAGACGATGAAGCAGGACTCTCCGCTCTATGCTACGTTGGTTGAGTCTATTATTGACAATATGAACCTCTCGAACCGTGAAGATCTTATGGCGGCTATGCAGAAAGCGATGCAGCCTAACCCAGAAGCGCAACAAATGGCGATGGCATCACAGCAGTCTCAGATTGAGTTAACGAATTCACAAACAGCAGCGTTAACTGCACAATCTCAAGAGTCTGGCGCTAGAGCCGTTAAGCTAGCTGTTGAAGCAGATATAGCACCAAAAGAGTTACAAATTGATCTCATTAACGCTATCACTCGAAACTTAAAAGAAGGTGATGGCGAAGACAAAGAGTTTGATCGTCGCTTAAAGACGGCCCAGACTCTCCTTAAAGAAAGAGAAATCAAAGGAAAAGAAAATGCTAACAGACCACGAACTCCAGATTCTCCTCAGGAACGTAGACAATTACCTCAAACCGAAATGGGATCGCTTAGAAGCGTTGGAGAAGATGTTCTCTGATAGACAGGAACTGCCTAAGAAAAGAGGTCGTCCTGCAAAGGTAGTGTCTGAATCTTTTGGTACAGGCTAATGGCAAAAGACGCACGATTAGAAAGAATTGGGGTTAGTGGCTACAATAAGCCTAAAAAAACGCCCAATCATCCGACTAAAAGTCACGTTGTTGTGGCTAAGTGCGAGGATGGTAGTGTAAAAACTATTCGTTTTGGTCAGCAAGGCGTTAGTGGTGCGGGGAAGAACCCTCAATCTGCAAAGGACAAAGCCAGAAGAAAGTCTTTTAAGGCTAGACATGCCAAGAATATTGCAAAAGGAAAGTGTTCTGCGGCATATTGGTCTAATAAGGTTAAATGGTAGGAGGTTAAGTGGCTAAAGGAATGAAGCATTACAAGCGTGACGGAACACCATTTAGCGGGGGAACGCATAAGATGCCAAACGGTGATCTGCATTCAGGCAGGAATCACGGGAAGACATCTGTAAAGCTGTTTCACTTCAACGATCTTTCTAAAAAAGCGCAGGAGAAAGCAAATGGCTCACGGCGTAAAAAGTAAGCCTAAGAAAAAAAAGAAAGTAAAAAAACCATACTAGATAACAAAGGAAGTTTATGACTCCAGAGCTTGAAACCTATTACAATAACTATAACGAGTTATTTAACCATGAGGGCTTCAAACAACTCTTAAAAGACGTTTCTAGCAATGCTGACCGTCTTGCCGATATACAGACAGTTAAGGATTTAGAAGATTTATTCTTTAGAAAGGGCCAAATTGCCGCTTTTAACTCAATTATGAACTTAGAAGGTACGATTGAGGCAGGAAGAGAGCAGGTAGAAGCCCAACAAGAAGCTTCTTAATAAAAAAACTAACTTTAAAGTCTATGAAAGCAAGCTGGAAAGAGTAGAATGTTAAAAGTTTACGATTTTCATTGCCCTAACGGGCATGTATTTGAAAAGTTTGTTAGCAAAAACGTAACAACTAGCAGGTGCGGTTGTGGCGAAGATGCTAAAAAAATGCTATCTGCCCCGTCTTTTATCTTAGATGGGTCTAGTGGGGATTTCCCTGGTAGACACATGAAATGGGTAAGAGAACACGAACAAGCAGGTAGGAAAAACACATCTCCATAATGATTTGATAATCACGGAGTTTAGTTATGTCAAGAGCGTCAATGGTTGACCTGCCTCCAGAAGAGGAGCAAGCGGTCAGCGTTGAAAGTGAAGGTCAAGAGATTCAGCAGATCACTGAAGAGGAGCCAGTTTTANCGGAGCCACAGGGTCAAGTTGAGCAACCTCAAGAGCCTCAAGTCCCNGAGAAATACTCAGGTAAATCTCTGGAGCAAGTTGTGCAGATGCACCAAGAAGCTGAAAAGCTTTTAGGTCGTCAGTCTACTGAGGTAGGAGATCTTCGCAAAGTTGTCGATGATTACATTACGAATCAGACGCAACAACCAGCACCCCAACAAGAAGTTGGGCCAGAAGATGAGTTGGATTATTTTACAGATCCTCAAGCCGCCGTTAATCGTGCGATTGATAATCATCCTAAAATTAGGGAGGCAGAAGAGTACACTGCTAGGTTCAAGAAACAAACGTCCTTAGCGGAACTACAAAGCAAACATCCTGACATGAATGACATTCTCAAAGATGGGAATTTCAAAGCATGGATAGATGACTCTAATATTAGGCAGCAGTTATTTGCAGACGCAAATGCAAATTATAATGCTGAAGCTGCTAATGAGCTTTTTACGACTTGGAAAGGTTTAACAAATGCTGGAAAGGAAAACGCCCAGCAAGCCGCCAGTCTTGAAATTCAAAATCGGAAGCAGCAGATTAAATCAGCCAATACAGGCAGCGCACAAGGTAGTGCAGAGGGATCTCGAAAAAAAACTTATCGCAGGACCGACATTATTAAACTTATGAGAACAGACCCAGATAGGTATCAGGCTCTACAACCAGAAATTTATAGAGCTTACCAAGAGGGTCGAGTCAAATAACTTAGGAGAAGTAAAATGGCTACAGCCACATATCCAGGAGCAGGTGGTAATACTGCGCTTACAGAGGCGGCAACATTCATACCTGAAATATGGTCTGATGAGATTATTGCTGCTTACCAGAAAAACTTAAAAATGGCTCCGCTTGTCAAAAAGATTGCTATGAACGGCAAGAAAGGCGACAAGTTGCACATTCCCAAGCCCACTCGCGGTGACGCTAATGCTAAGGCTGCTGATACAGCAGTTACTATCATTGCCAACACTGAGAGTGAACTGACTATCGACATCAATCGACACTTTGAATACTCAAGGTTGATCGAGGACATTGTTGAGGTACAGGCTCTTAGCAGCTTGCGTCAGTTTTACACCGACGATGCTGGTTACTCTCTCGCAGTGCGAGTAGACACTGACCTTCATGCTTGCGGTACTGGCTTTGGTGATGGTGGAGTGGTAGTACACGGCGCTGCTGCGACTGACTACCAGCACACAGGTTGTTTCTTTAACGATGGCGGTACAACAACTCAGTATACAGATGACACAGCGGTTGCTGCTGACGTTTTTACTGATGCGTTTTATCGTGACATGATACAGAAGCTAGACGACAACAACGTACCAATGGAAGGTCGTGTACTTATTATTCCTCCTTCTGTTCGTAAGACGATTATGGGTCTTGACCGATATGTATCTTCTGACTTCGTAAGTGGTCAGACTACAAATTCAGGTCTTATCGGTAATCTGTACGGTGTAGACGTTTACGTTTCTGCTAACTGTGCAACGATTGAGGCCGCTGGTGATAACACTGCGTCTTCTATCGACACCCGTGGTGCTTTGCTTTTCCACAAAGACGCTATTGTCCTTGCGGAGCAGCAGTCAGTACGTTCACAGACCCAGTACAAGCAGGAATACCTCTCAACTCTGTACACGGCAGACTGCCTGTATGGTGTTCAGGTGTATCGTCCTGAAGCTGGTTTCGTTCTCGCTATAGCTGAGTAACGAGCGTTCATGGGGGTCTTCATTGACCCCCTTTTTCGCCCCTATTTTTATTGCTTGAGGGAATCTAGCTATGTCTAATTATACAAAGACCGTAGACTTTGCAGCCAAAGATGGGTTGTCCTCTGGTGCCAGTGGAAAGCTTATTAAGGGTACGGAGTTTGAAACTGAGTTCGACAATATTGTTACAGCGATTGCTACTAAGGCAGACATTGCTGGGCCTACTTTCACCGGAACATTAACCTACGCAACGCTGAATGACGGAACAACGGCACTTACGTCTACCGTAGCTGAACTCAACATCTTAGATGGTGTTACCTCCACCGCAGCAGAACTTAACATCTTAGACGGTGTTACATCGACAGCAGCAGAACTTAATATCTTGGACGGAGTTACGTCTACTACTGCTGAACTCAATATACTTGATGGCGTAACGTCAACAGCAGCAGAGCTTAATATCCTTGACGGGGTAACCTCTACAGCCGCTGAGTTGAACATTTTAGACGGAGTTACGTCTACCTTTACAGAGCTTAATCTTCTTGATGGTGTTACAAGCACCACCGCAGAACTAAACATCCTGGATGGAGTAACTTCTACTGCTGCCGAGCTAAACATCTTAGACGGTGTAACCTCAACAGCGGCAGAACTCAATATACTCGACGGAGTAACTGCGACTACAGCAGAACTTAATTACCTCGACATTACTACGCTTGGATTAACAGCAGCATCTAAGGCTGTGACAGCAGATGCCAACGGTGTAGTAACAAATGACGCTGGTACTTCAGGAGAATACACAGCCGTTACTTCAAGCTCCAATGCAGTATCTTTGAATCTTCAACTAGGCGACAACTTCAGCCATGATTTAACCGAAGCAACTACTGTTTCTTTTGCTAACCCTGCCGCAAGTGGCAAGGTCAGCGCGGCTACGTTGCGGGTTATTCAAGGAAGCACTGCTAGAGTGATTACATGGCATTCAAGCATCAAGTGGGCGGGTGATGAAGCGCCTACGCTCTCAACTGGAGATGATGACGTTGATATATTTGTCTTCTACACAGTAGATGCTGGGACAACTTATTACGGCTTTACTGCTGGGCAGGATATGTCCTAATGAGTGGTGCTACTAAAATACTGATGGGTAGTGGTGGTGTTGATCTACCAAGCGACGATGAGTTTGATAACGTCAGTTTTTTAAGTCACTTCGACGGCTCTAACAATGGCACCAATATTGTTTATGACGATGGGTCAACCAGCAACCACACAATAACCACAGCCGGGAATGTCTCTCAAGGTTCCTTCGGGCCTTTTGCTAGGGTAGATGGTGAGTGGTCAAATCATTTTGGTGGAGGAACTCGTGGATCATCCCATCTACAAACTGCGATTCAAGCCGCGAGTAGTTCTGATTTTACGTTAGATGGCGAATATACCATTGAGTTTTTCGTGCGGTTAAACTCAACGGCCAATCAATATTTCTTTGCAATCGGCGATGTTATTAATGCTAACGATATGGAGCTTGGTCTTCTTTCAGGGACTACGCTGAGACTTTATCAGGGTG